TAGCAGTTGTATTTGCTGCAATGACATCATCAATAGGATAAGAGTCTACAGATAAGTAACCAATACCAGAAGAAGTGTTTCTTCCGAAGTAACTAAACTTAACCATTAAACCTGAACTTGATAAATCAAGTGAACTTGTTGCCTTTTGTTTAAGGTATGATACGTCATAGAAAGCATCTTTCTGACCATCATCTAATTCAAAGTGAGAAGTTATGTCTGTATCTGAATTTGTAACACCAGTAGTAGAACCCTTATAAACAGCAACTAATTTGTATGCATCAGAAACACCTAATGACCATGGACCTTTATTTGTCGCAGCATTAGTGCTAGTATTAATATGAATATACTTATCTTTCAATACAGTCTTAGCAGTTTGTACTGCATCACTTCGTAATCTATTGAAGTAAACAGAAGCAGTAAATGTAGACGAAAGGTTTGCTTGACCCAAATCAATTTGATGTTGGGTTGAAGTTGATGTAATACTACCATTTGACGTTAAGTCGAAGATATAACCTGCAGGGAATGACGTCTTATGAGCAAGACCAACAGCAGATCTAGTGTAAGCAAATGTATTAGCAACTTGTAACGAATTATCATTTGTAATAGTTGTGACAATTTCAGTTACTGTATTTGAACCATCAGCAATAGTAATGAAGTCACCAACTTGATATTGGGTTGTGAACAATGCACTAGAACCTGTAACGGTATTACCAGTAAATGCTGATACTTGTCCAGTATGATTATCTGTTGCTACTGCTGATTTAGAAACAACTAAAACGTTTCTTTCATCAGTATTTGTTAGAGGTGAACCTGTGTCATTATTAACTTCTGTACCACCAGCATGAGAAGAGTTCGCTGCAACAGTAGCAGTTCCGTCAGTTGCAAAACTTACTGTCTTTTCAGTTCTGTAAACAAATTGTGTATCAATATTGCCAGAAGAATCTTTAAGAGTCTTAGTACCCTTTTGCGTGAAAGGGAATACTAATGTGTTTAATCCTGCTTCTTGTAATTTAGCAGATCCATTTGTTTCAAGAACAATATCACACATTGCATTTAATGAACCACCATTGTTCTCGTAAACACCTCTTACATCTGAGAATGACTTACCAGAATCCATTTGAATATCAAATAGGTAAATTCTGAACTGACCACTAACAGTTCCTGGAGTACCAGAATGCCATTGGAATCCACGAACACGTGCAGTACCAATAGATGAACCACTAGCACCTTGAACACCTAAGTTCTTACCAGAGATACCTTTTTGTCCAGCATCGTATAAAGCAACTTGCCTTAAACCTTGAAAGTCCCATGTACCAACAACTTCTTTAGCATAAATGTAGTTACCAAATGCCTGGCCAATAGTACGACCATCTTTAGTATCCCAATCAGTTGCTTTATCTACATTTCTAAATAAAGAAGATTCAATAGAAATTCTTTTACCACTTACATAACCAATTCCTCTTTCAACTTCACAAACAAGTTTATTGACATCACCACCACCTGCTAAATCATAACGACCAAGGTTGTTTGTATTCTTTAAGTGTTCTCTAACACGTAGGTTGAATGGTTCGATAGCAAAGTTACCATTTGTTTCATATGACCTTTCACTAATATAACTTCCTATATCAGAATAAGTTGTATCGGTAAATCTTTGTGCGATCTGGCCATTTTCTATTTCAGCAATACTGAAGAATGTAGTTGTATTCGCAGCAGATAAACTTCTTACAGCAAGTGTAGGTGTCAATTTCAAACGATTCGCACCTGGAGCAGCAAAGTTAGTAGAACCAGTTGAGTTATCAAGTAATGACGAATCAGAATTAGAATCTACAATAGTTTCAGTTGTTTCAAATCCAATCTTCTTATTAGGAGTTGTAGAATATTTTTCAACAACAACACTTTGAGGTAATACATTAATAAAGTTACCTTTATGGTAAACAATACCATCAGAAACAGTTGCTCTAAAACCTAAACCAGTTGAACTTGTAGAGATTGAGTTAGCAGCAACAACAAATGTGCTATTACCAGAATGTCTTACTAATAATGTTTCATCATCAGTAAAAGTTTTAGTTGTATTATTAGAACCTGAGTTTGTATAGTTTACGAATAATGATAGATAGTTTGGCGCAGCAGCCTCAGAACCCTCTTTAGCATCTATTAACTTAGCAGTCATACCTGATGTAGCACCAGTAACAACAACATTAGCAATAGCACTTCCAGTAAAGAAATCTCCTAACAATAACACACGGTTGTTAGCATCCTTATCTCTCAACTTAACATATTCAAGTGTGTTAGTTGAAACACCAACACCAGTAATAACTGTTCCGTCTACAACAACTTCATTCGCAAACCGTTCTACTTGATTTTGTAGAATAGATTGCATTTGAGTTAATTCTCTTGCTTGAACAGAATATCCTGGACGAAAAAGAACTCTATGAAAGTTTTTATTCTCGTCGAAGTCATCAAAGTACGGTGATTGGTTTAAGTTTGTTTCAATTGCCATTTTATTTTACCTATTTAAAAGTCTAAGATGATTTTAATATCTTCTGTTTGTTCAATATCTCTTGTTACTGGTTGTATGTTTTCTGTGAATAGTATTTGACCAGAAAATGTATTTGCTTCTGGACCTTTGATTGCTTCTACTGTCGCAACCTTCGTATCACTTGTGCTTGTTAGAATAATATCGTCTTTACTAAATGCAGAATAATCGCTGTAACTTTCAATATCATTCACGTATGCTGTATAGAATGATGGATCTGATTCAGTTTCATCTTCTCTAATATAAACAATATTAGCATTAGCACTTTTAACAGCATTTGCTAGTGCTGCAGATGTTCTTGCTGCTGGACCTAATTCTGTTACAAATTCTAAAGTACCATTATCAGCACGTAATCTATTTCTTTCATTTGTAATAATATTATTAACTACTAACGCATTCTTAGGATTTGAACCATCCATTTGGTTGTATGATATTTTTAACCTTGTAGTTAATCTTAATGTCTTTGGACTATTAGATGTATTAGCAATATGTTCAACTGTACAATGGTTGTTATTAGCATCAACTTTTAATACTGGGTCTTTTAAGATACTAATTGTTCTGATAGATGTATTACTTGGAATATAACCATTACCATTAGCAGATACTCCGTCATCTTTATCAAACTTAACTGTGAGCATTAACTTATCACCACCCAATTCTCTGATAGGATCTGAACCATGCCCACCAATTGGACTAATCACCGCATTAGCAGTAGCACCTGAACCATGAACTGCGTTAGATGAAATAATAGCACTTGCTCTTGTGTAATTTGTTCCTACACTAATAATTGATACATTAGAAATAGAACCAATAGAAGTGTCTACTCTTGAATATGCTTTAGCACCTTGTCCGTCGCCAATAAGTGTCACGGTTGGTGATATAATAACCCTAGAGTCTGTATTACAAGTTGTAGAGAATGCTGTATTAACTGTTAATGTTTTAGTAGCACCAGCATAATCAGTAACACGTCTTAATTGACCAGCACCAGTTCCTGATAAAATATAAACACTTTCACCGTTATAGAAGTTATCAATTGGTGAAGGAGGATTAGCACCTGCTGCAGATAACTTTAATGTATCCCTTCCACCTGCTTCTACAACACCATTAGCAACATAGTTATAACCTGAACCAACATTTACTGTTTCAACAACTTCAATAGCACCGTTTACTGCAGCATTTTGTACTGCTAGTTGTCTATCAGATTCAGTTGAACCATCACCAGTAGAAATAGTTTTTACTGGCATATGAGATGTAGTCAAAAACTTATCTGCATCCCCTAAAGAAACCGAATATATGTATTTCCAAGTATAACCATCAGAAGTCGTAAAAGGTAATATAGAGAAACCACTTGGTTTAATTGTAGAAGTTGCACCTTTATTATTGTATAAACATTTATATACATTGTATTCGTCGGTCATCACCCAAATCGCACGATCGAATACATTTTTATCTGTATCTCTATACATTGAATATACTGTACCAGTAGTCCAATCATGTCTATTTGTAATATGTGAACAACCACTGTTTTCGATTTTCTTACCACCAACGAATTCTCTATGCATCATATATCTTAAATGAGCATCACTTTCCGTATGCTGAGCAGGAGTAGGTTCGTCTGGCCAAAGTTTTACTCTACCAAGAACACAATAAAGGATTGTTGACTTTTTAATGTTTCTGCTATCTTCTTCAGCATTCATTGCATGCCTAAATGCTTTTGCATTGTTTATTGATAATTCTTTTGTCGCAAGGATTGTAGCCATTTAAATGTTTCCAGTTGTATAGTATGTATTAGCACTAGACAAATTAGTATTTGCCCAGGCAATTTTCACATTAGCAGAAGTATTACTCGATACTATATTTATAGGAATTGAATAGAACGATTTATGTGAATGTTCAACTACAATAGTTCCATTATTAGCAAACTCTGATAAGAATGAAGTATTACTACCAGTTATGGTGTAACTTCCATTATTTATACTAATTGTTCCGTTGGATTGAGAACGTTTCTTGTTTTGGGTAGTCGCAGTAATATTAACAAAGGCATTACTTTGTGAACGATACTTACCGAATAATGCTTGACCTGCAGGATGTACAAGTTTTAATGCATAGTCACGATATCTGTCTAATGAAATTGATGAAATAATTTCATATGAATATTCTTGGTAATACTTACTATCTTGAATATAACCACGAGAAGATGATACATGACTTCTTGTAGTAGCATAATATCCTTCAGCATTAGCAACACCACTTAACCCAAGTGTAACTTCACCACTCGTAGCAAGTGCACGACCAGTTGATTCTAACACAACTTGTTCCCCATGCTTATATGCATAACCAGAATCAAGTACTCTTAATCCAGTAATCGTACCATTAGCACCAACACCTGCATTAATAATAGCATTATCACCAAGAACACCCTCATCTTTAACAAATGTAATCTTAGCACTACCAGTGTCAATAACCGATCTAGCATCTGCCTCTAGTCCAGGAGTGTATGAAGAATTAAATGATTGTAAAGCAACTGTTGTATTATTAGCAAAAACTATGTTTCCAGGAGTTCTTTGTAACATATCCTGCCAAACCCTAACAGTCATTTCATAAATACCATTAGCATGAGCAGTTACCAAAATTCCTTCGTTTGGACCAGCACCACCCTTAACATGACCAGTAGCACCAGAACTTGATTGTACAATCTTATCGTTAGTATCTAGTTTAGTGAAACTTGAATTACCAGTTCCCCAATTAATATTGTTACTTTGCATAGTGACATATGCTTCACCAATACCTAATGACGCAATATCATTTTCCCTAACACTAACAGTTGGTGCTACCGAATAACCAGCACCACCAACAACTAACGATAACTTATCAATCGTACCAATAGTTTCTGCTGAAAATAATAACGAGTCAGATAATTTTGTGTGGATATTTTCGATTACAGTATTGGAAGTATCATTCGCAGTATTACCAATATTTGTACTTGAACCAACAAGTCGTAATCCTTCGTTAATAACGAATGCTTTCATCGGACCATTATCAAATTGACTTGATAAATTAGCAGTTGTATTCGCTGTTACTTGTAGATGTAATAAGGTTCTGTCATCAGCACCACCAACACCAGCAGTATATCCATTAGCAACTGCTGCAACTACTTTCTTAACAATACCAAATGCACCAGATACTGCTCCAACTAATTCATCACCTTCAGAAACAGTAGTTCCTGCGTTGTTACCCATTTGTAAAACGTGGTGTCCAATTGTATTACTTTGGAATGAAATAGAAGTTCCTATTGTTGTTCCAGAAGTATTTCCGAATACTGAACGGATAGTATGACCATTAGTCCAGTTCTTATAACCATCAACCCTAACAACAGTGTTTCCTGCTGTTGAATCTGTAATAGTTAATACGGTTGCGTTTGCTGAATTGTTAGCACTGAATAATGAGTCACCAATTGATATAGTTTTTGTATTAGCAATTCTTAGAACAGCATTAGCATTATCTCTATAATTTGTTTGAGTTACTGCCTCACCAACTTCAGGAAATCCGTAGTTTGGACTACTTAAAGGTGTATTAGCAAATGTAGAAGTTAATCCATATGGAGAAATAATTGGAGCAAGACTTCCAAATATATTATTACTTTGAATTAGGTTGGTGTTCATAGTAATAGCAAATGTATCACCAATATCATTCGTACCAATTCTAAAACTAGCAAGAGATGAACCATCGCCACCAAGTAATTTAATTACAGAACCACCTGGATTTATAGAAGGAGTATAACCTGAACCACCATCTGATAATGAGAATGTAAGTGTACCACCTAAGTCAGATGTATTGGTGACAACAACCTTACCAAACTCACCCACGTCAGCAGAAATAAGTTTTATTGAGTCTCCTTGAGCATATTCACCACCTGGACTAACAATTGTCAGATTATTAATACCTGCCTCAATAATAGGTGCATGTCCAGAACCACTAATATCTGTTAATAGTTTAACTGGTTCTAAGTTATTAAATGTTCCTTTAACGTTCGACACAAGGATTTGCATTAAATCTCTGCCTCTTATAACACGTCTTACTACATCTTCAACTAAACATTCAGCACCAGACTCAGCACCTTTAATTGTTTTACCGATAAATGAATAAGTGGCAGAATTATAACTAGCAACTAAATATCTATCAATCCTCCAATCACCGTCAGATATTTTAAGGATTTGATCAGCAGGATAACTTAACTCTACGTCTTCGTTATATATTGAACGGAATAATAATCTATAAGAAGCAAGTGTTCCTCTAGATTGGTTAAAGAATTTAATTGCTTTTGCTAAAAGTCTTTTGTCAGCAAGTGTATTTGCTGGGATAGAAGGAAGTAAATCCTTTCTAAAGTATTCAATATACTCGTCTAAAGTATCATCAATATCTCTATATGATTGTAGGTTTTGAATTCCATCAGTTAGTTTACCGTTTTGTTCAAGATACTCATAGTATGCTTCAATGAACAATAAGAAGTTTTCTCCATCCTCCTTATAAAAGTCGGGGAATTGATTCTGAACAAGAGTGGATATCTTATTTGATACGGACATTAGGTGTTCTCGCCAATAATAGTAATATTAGCATCACCTGACTCCATTAATAATATTTGTTCCCTTACTGGGATGACATCTAACCTATCAGGTCTTATGGAAACTTTTAATTCAATGTCTGCATATGCAGTTGGTTTGAATCCCTCAATATCAATATCGCCAGTTTCATAATCAACTATACCAGCATTGTCGATAATATTTACTTTCTTTTTAGCATCATTAAAACGATAGATGTTTATATTACCCAAGCCATCATCATCTAAATATGCTAAGAATCCATTGTATGTAAATTGGGTAGAATCTAATGTACTTTTTCTAATAGGATTATTAAACTTCAATGAAACCTTTTGTTGATTATTAATATCAGGAACAAAACGTTTTTCTAATTTAATAGATACATCGTTATTTAAAATATATCCATTAGAAGTATTATCTAATTCTCTAACAAATCTAGAATATCTTAAACGGTTGCCGAACCTTTCTAAGTTGTTTGTTGAGAAAGTTTCAACTGCCGTTCTAATATTTTGCTCAATAGCAGATGTAGTTGAAGTTGTTGCTGTTAAGTCATAATATGTTGTAATTGTAGGAACAACATAAGTATAGTCCGCATCAATAATAACTGCATCAATCGCTAAAGGAACTCTATCAGATATTTCTTCTTTAATTTGTATCTTACGTGTATTGGTAGCAAACTTCTCAGAATATGGTTTAACAGCAATATAAACTTTACCATAAACTGGCGGCACTGCTTGTTCACCACCAAAGGCAATAACTGATTGTAGATCTGAATTTTCTGCTAAGATAATTCTTTGATAGTCATTATCAATAATAGCACGGTTTTGTGTCTGGTAGTTTCTTGGAGCATTATATTTAATACTCTCAATAGATTCTTTAGGACGACCACCACTTGCTTTAGTTACAGTAGATATAGAAGCACTTGAATATACTACTCCAACATTTAATGTGTCAATCGAGAATGTATCAGCACCATTAGTATCAGCACCATTATTAACTAGGTATGATACAATAACAATGTTGCCATTCTTAACTGTCTTACCTAATATATCATCACCGAAGATAATTTCATATTTCTCATCTGCTGATTCTTCAATAGAATAGATTGTAGAAGTAGAGAAGATCTCTCTAATATTAGATAGTCTTGTAAATTCAGTTTTAGATGTGTCACTAACAGATTCTTGAACATTCACTGTGATGCTTGATGTGTCAATACCTTTATTCGGTAGAATATATCTAACTGGGTTACTAGAATCTACTGTGAATGAATGTGTTAAGTAGTTTCCTTCCTTAAGAGTAACATTTGTAGAATAGGTATTAGCATTATTAATTACTTTAGTCGCAGCAGTTGTGACATACGAATAAGTAATATCATCAATCGTAGTTGAGAACTTTGAAGCAGACGGAATAGTGAACTGCGAAACCGTATTCGCGACACCATTGAATACTAAATTAACAACAGCAGTACCACCGACACTAGAAACTGGGGTGTAACCCAATTCCTTAGATCTAGATACAACTGAATCCCTTTGTTGGGCAGTGTCTAAGAACATCTCATTAGCAACCATATTTAAGTAATATGCATTATAATGAGTGTTGTATGCAAGAACATCAAGCAGAACTGCCATAGCAGATCCCTCGAAATTATAATCTTTGAATTGGTTTTGTGTACTTAGATAACCTTTGAGGTTAGTTCTAATCTCATCAAAATCTAATTCACTTACTTGTAGGTATGTATTTGCTGTTGCCATATTATCTTACTCGTTCTAGAATAACATCTAGTATAACT